GGAAATGGTGGTGGCCCAAGTACCGGGAGTTCGCTCCCAAATGGTTTCAAGAACGAGTCACTGCGTCCGCAAGGCGGATACCAAAACCACTACCCCTACAAGGGGAATAAGGAGGGTGCGATGGCACCGTTGACATTCAATCTAGGCGACCAGACCGAGGGGGGAGACTTTCCACGAGGCAACCTGGTGGTAACAGCAGCCCGGTTCGACCTGTACGAGTACAAGGACAAAGAGGGCAAGCCAGTCAAGTCCCAGTTCGGCGGCGACGCCAAGACCATGGCCGCCATACTGGACCTCCAGAACGAGGAGGGCACCGTCTTCCCGCAGGTCTACAGCGTAGGCAGCCCTGACCGCTTCCAGCCCGGCAACGGGGGCACCACGCTAGACGGCCCCAGCATCAACAAGCGTTGCAACTTCGCCAAGCTGATACAGGAGATGGTCAGAGTCGGCTACCCCGACGACCGATTCGATAAGGGTGGCGACATCACCAAGTCCTTCGTAGGGTTGTCTGCGTACTGGGACCAGGGATCAGAGACCGACAAGGACAGCAGGCTTATCCTGCCGCAGGAGATCTTCAAGTACCCCTGGGACAGCGAGACTCCCTCGTCTGCTGCTCCCACCGCAACAGCTCAGGCCCCTGCCAGCGGGGACGCCCTGACCACCGCAGTCAAGATGGTCAACGGCATGCTGTCCAACGGCACCGACGCCACCAGGAAGGCCCTGTCCATGGCTGCCTTCGGGGATGACGTGCCGGAGGAGCACAAGCAGGCCATCATGAACCTGGTGTTCTCCACCGAGCTGGTGGACGAGCTAGGCAAGGTCGGCATCACCCTCGACTCCAGCGGTGAGAAGTTCGTGCGCTGATGGACGTCGAGACAGTACAACTGTCACTGGACCATGCGGCTGACCTGGCAGACCCTCCTCAGACCCGTAGCAGTGGCCTGCACGTCAGCGAACTGGTCAACGCCAGCGCCAAGCTGACCGGCAACCGCTGGTACGGCAACGAGGAGCCGTCCGACCAGCAGGTCAACATCATGGCCCTGGGTCGGCTCGTAGAGTGGATGGTGCGGCCTGCCATCCACGAGCTGGCCCAGAAGAAGGGACTGGTATTCAAACCCCAGCAAGTGCTGACTGTGGACGATGTGACGGGTAGCCTGGATGGGATACTGGTTTCTAGTGAAGGGGGAGGTGTGAGGGCGGTGGTGGAGTGTAAGTCGAGGCATGCCTCCCCCGAGGACCCCTCCAGCAACTGGCGGTACATGGCCCAGGGCATGGCTTATTGTTTCATGACGGTCTGCACCACGCTCTGGATGCCGATAGTCTACCTGCCAAGGAGGGGTCCTCCCAATGCCGAGTTCATGCTGCACGTCATAGAGTTCGAGCCGCATGAGCTCCTGGAGAACTGGACCATGCTGACCAATGTCAAAGATTATGTCAGAAACTAGACAGGAGGCAAGGAGTGACGACCGTAAAGGCGACAACGATAGATTCACTCAAGGAGAATGGGTGGCAGGCCGGAGCCCCTGCCGCCCCCAGGCGTCTGGTATGCAGCATCGAGGGCTGGGACAAGACCGGCAAGACCCACTTAGCCATGACCGCGCCCGAGCCTATAATCTACCTGGACCTGGACGTGGGCACCGAGGGAGTCATCGAGAAGTTCTCGAAGGAACTGCTCTGGTACCAGGTTGACCAGCCCGAGAAGCTGGGCAACCACAGGGACGTCATGGACAGGTTCGGCAAGATCTGGGCCGACCTGCTGACCAGGGTGGGCGAGGCACTGCAACTGGAAGAGGGCACCCTGGTGATCGACACGTTCACCGAGGCCTACGAGATAGCCCGGTTGGCCCACTTCGGCAAGCTGGCCCAGGTACAACCCCACGAGTACGCCAAGTGCTACTCTGACCTCCGGGAGATACTCCGGCTGGCGTCGAAGTCCAAGATGAACACGATCCTGCTGCACAAGCTGGGCAAGGACTTCCACACAGGCGTCCCCGAGATGAAAGGCTGGAGCGACCTGCCCTACCAGGTTCAGGCAGTGCTCAGGACCAAGCGGGAAGACACCGACAACGGACCTGTATTTTCGGCGGAGGTACGCAGTTGCCGCCACAAGCCAAACCTGATGGGCAAGGTGCTGGCTCAGGAGATGACCACCGAGCCGAGAGGTATGCCCTACATGCTCGACTTCGGTATGCTGCTGGACCTGATCCACGGCTAGTCTGTAGAGCCTGCCAGGGTTGGCTCAGTTTCGACGGGGACTACCCTGGTTTTGTTTGCATACTGTGTGGCCGGGTGTACTACTTGGTGCGCCCGGTCAACGACCTACAGACGAGGTACCGAAGGAGGGAGGATGATCTATCTAACGACAGCGTCCAATGACAAAGATCTCCTGAAGCCCCTGGGAGATCTGGCGGTGACAGCGCCCATACCCTACGGCGACTTCATCTTCACTGGCGTCACCGAGGACCGTCAGGTCAAGGTCTGCGGTGAGCGGAAGAAGATGCAAGACATGGTCAACTGCATCGATGACGGCAGGCACGTCGCCCAGATGCAGGCGGCCAACGAAGCGGGGTTCGACTACTACTTCCTGGTACTGGAGTCAGTCTGGCGCACCGACAAGAGTGGCCAGGTACAGTACCGCCGGGGCAGGAACTGGGTCCCCACCGGCATGCACCGCACAAGGCTCGAGGCCTACCTGAACCAGCTGCACTACCTGCTGGGGGTACAGGTGAAGCAGTCGGCCAACGTCAAGGAGACGGCGGCGGTGATCAAGGGCGTCTACCAGTTCTTCCAGACTACCGAGCACAGCAGCCTCAAGAAGTTCTACACCTCGCCGGTGTCTGGTCTGCTGCTCAAGCCGCCTAGCCTGGTGCGCCGGGTGGCCAAGGAACTGCCGGGCATAGGCTGGGAGCGGAGCCTGTTGGTGGAGGAGACATTCGACAGTGTCCGCACCATGGTGAACGCCCCCTTGGAGCAGTGGCTGGAGATCGAGGGAATAGGGAAAGGGATCGCAACCAAAGTACAGGAGGAATTAGCATGATCGCAGTTGGAGATAGAGTAGGCCTGCGAATCACCCAGTCTCAGAGACAAGAGCATGCAGCCCTGATGCGAAACGGCGAGTGCTCCAACCCCAATGGCTGCTGGCAGGAGACCTGCTACATGGTCAGGAGATTCTCCAATGGCCGGTACCTGATAGAGAACCGTGCCGGGTTCGTCCGGGCATGTGATGAGGGGGAGCTTTTATCGCTACTAACCACCCACATAACTGGGTGAAATGCAGGACATGTAACCGGGAGTACTGCGACAGGTGCCATCTGAGGTGTCCATATTGTTAGCAGAGGTGAGTGATGTGAGTTACGGTAAGGTCAAGTTTATCTGGTGCCCCGGCCACCATAACTCCGGGATCATAAGGCCTGTTGATTGGAACCCACGCACCGAGGACGCGGACCACTGGCGGTGTGACGTGTGCCAGGTGATCGTGAGCAAGGTGGCCCCCAGGGACTGGTACCCGGCAAGCGATGTGCAACTGGAGTTAGACCATGACAATAATATATGACTCCAACCGGGGCTGCACCGCCTGCCCACTGAGCGAGGGCTGCAAGGGGCCTGTCCCCGCAGTAGGACTAGAGACGAGCAAGGTCATGCTCATAGGCGAGGCCCCCGGACGCAACGAGGACATCAAGGGGGAGCCATTCACGGGCGACGCCGGTCAGTATCTAGACAGTCTATTAGACAGCGTGGGGATCCGCCGGAGCGACGTGATCATCAGCAACGTGGTCAAGTGCAGGCCACGCGGCAACCGGACCCCCACCGTAGAGGAGGCCGAGTTCTGCGCTACCCGCTGGCTGGACGTGGAGGTCGAGATGTTCCAGCCGGAGATCATAGTGCCCATGGGCCGGGTGGCTATACAACATTTCTTAGGAGACGTGACGGTCGAGCATGTACACGGGATCCCGGTAGGAAAGGTCTTGCCGGTCTATCACCCCGCCGCCGGGTTCTATGACACCCGGTTGATGCGGGCCATCCAGGAGGACTTCCAGGTGCTGGGGAAACTGGTACGGGGAGAATCCCAGGGTGCCCCTGTTGACCAGCACCCTCACCCCGAGTATGTGGAGTACGAGACCATCGCCAGCAGCCAAGTCCTTTCAGGCGACAGACCGATGGTGGCCTACGACACCGAGGTCGTGGATAACAAGCTGTGGAGCGTCCAGGCGTCTGGCATAACCGGGACGGCAGTGTTCTTCCCCGGCATGGACCAGCAAGGTGTCGAGGGTAAGGCCGTAGTGCACAACTACCTCTACGACGCCCAGTGGATAGACCTGCCGGACAGCACCGACGACACCATGCTCATGGCCTACCTACTAGGCCTGCCCCAGGGGCTCAAAGAACTGGCATGGCGTCTGTGCGGCATGGAGATGCAGAGCTACCAGGAGATCATGGGCGGCCACCGCAGGCGCAAGGGACTGATATACCTGACGGAGGCAGCCAAGCATGAGTGGCCGGACCCCCCGGACCTGACCGATGTCATCTGGATCAAGAAGGACAGCAGGCTGGGATCGGTGACCAAGAAGCCCCAGCATATCAGCCGCAAGATCAAGCGGATCATAGCCGACGTGGTAGGAGGGAAGGAGAACAAGGATGGGCCTGTAGACCCCTGGACCAGGTGGCACAACATCGACCCCAGGGAGAGGGCAGCCGTCGAAGAGGAACTGGGCAAGATGCCTGACGCTTCCCTGGAGGACGTCGATCCTGACACCGCCATACGCTACAGCTGCCGTGACGCTGACGCCACCCTGCGTGTGTACCAGGCCCTCTGGCCCAAGATACAGGAGCTGGGGCTGGAGTTCGTATACCAGTTAGACCGGCAGGTGCTCCCGGTGGCTATGGCCATGATGCAGGAGGGGATAACCCTGGACGGCAAGTTCCTGGGCATCCTGGGCCGCCACTACATGGAGCTGATGGAGGCCAAGGCCGAGGATATCTTCTCCCTGGTAGGCAAGCGGTTCAACCCCAACTCCGACAACGAGCTCAGGGTCCTGATGTACGAGTACCTGGGGTTCAAGCCCACCAAGTTCACCGAGACCGGCCTGCCCAAGGTCAACAAGGAGGAGCTGTCCAAGCTGAAGCATGCCGTGGTGCCCATGCTCCTCGAGTACAAGCACCTGGCACACCTGAAGGACAGCTTCTGCGACACCCTGCCCGGCAAGATAGACAGCCACGGCAGGGTACACTGCACCATCAACGTCACCCGGACGGAGACGGGCAGGTGGTCCATGAAGGAGCCCAACCTGCAACAGATCCCGGCCCGCACAGAGTATGGCCGGGAGATCCGCAAGGCCTTCGTTGCTGGCCCAGGCTACTACCTGGCAGCCATCGACTACTCTCAGATAGAGATGCGGGTGGCCGCCCACCTGGCGCAGTGCCAGAGCATGATAGGGCTGTTCAACGAGGGCCGTGACATCCATACCGAGACGGCGGCACAGATATTCGACGTGCCACTGGACCAGGTCACCCCCCAGCAACGCTACCCAACCAAGACCATGGGCTTTGGCGTCATCTAC